GTAAAAGAGAAGAAATTACTCTAGAAAAACGTTCTGTAGCAATTATTGAGAATCCACTTTACCCAGTTATGAATGAACCAAACTCGACTCTTCAGCGATTGATCAGAAAACTTTCTTTGCTGGATGCTGTTGATGAGCAATCTAGTTCTGGAAAGTTGGACATTATCATTCAACTTCCTTATGTCATCAAGTCTGAGGCTCGTCGTCAGCAAGCAGAGACTCGTAGAGAAGACATCGAGTTTCAATTGAGAGGAAGCCAGTACGGCATTGCCTACATCGACGGTACCGAAAAGGTTACCCAACTCAATCGTCCCGCCGAGAACAATCTCCTCAAGCAAGTTGAGTATCTCACCGCATTGTTGTATAACCAACTTGGTCTCACCGAAGAAGTCATGAACGGTACTGCCCAAGAACCGGCAATGCTTAATTACTATACTCGTACTATTGATCCTATCATTGACGCTATTGTTGAATCTATGCAACGAGCATTCCTTGGTCCAGTAGGTACTAAAGACAACCAAAAGATTAATTACTTCCGTGATCCGTTCAAGCTTGTACCTATTAGCGACATTGCTGAGATTGCTGATAAGTTTACTCGGAACGAGATTCTCTCTTCGAACGAGATTAGAGGATTTATGGGCATTCCGCCGTCAAGGGATCCCAAAGCAGATAAGCTTATTAATTCTAACATGCCGGCACCGGCGGCACTATTGCCACCAACAAAAGCATTACCACCGGCAACCGATTCAAAACTTTCGGATCCTGTCACTGTAGAAAGGAACAGTCAAAATGGAAGCGGACTTCAGCGGTTACGCAACTAAGGCGGGGCTTAAGTGCTCTGATGGTCGGACTATCATGCCTGGTGCATTCAAGCATCAGGATCAGATGCGTGTCCCTCTTGTTTGGCAGCACGGGCACTCAGACCCCGAGAATGTTCTAGGTCATGCGATTCTCGAGGCCCGCGAAGATGGCGTTTACACCTATGGTTACTTTAATGAGTCGTCTCGTGCGACCCATACTAAGGGTCTTCTCGAGCATGGCGACATTAACATGTTGTCGATCTGGGCCAACGAGCTTGTGGAACGTTCTGGTCGAGTCCTTCACGGCGCTATTCGTGAGGTAAGTCTCGTTCTTTCCGGAGCCAATCCTGGCGCCATTATCGAGAATGTTACTATTCGTCACTCGGATGGAGATGAGGACATCCTAGACGACGAAGCAATTATTTACACGGGCCTCGAGCTCGAACTTATTCACGGTAGTATCGACACGAATGATACGACCGATACGACTGACACGACTGATATGACTGATAATATTGAGCATACTACTACTGATACTACTGATAACACCGATAATGGTGATAATGGTGAGACAGTTCAGGATGTTTATGACTCTATGACTGACAAGCAGAAGGAAGTTCTCCACTTTATGCTTGGTCAGGCTCTTGAATCTGTTAGTGGTGACCTCTCACAAAGCAACCTCGATGACGAGACTAACGACGATCAGGAAGGCACTAAGATGACCCGTAACGTTTTTGAAAGCGATGAGAAGGACAAGGTTTCAGTTCTTTCTCACTCGGACATTAAGGCGATTGTCGACGATGCCACTAAGAGCGGGTCCCTCAAGGAGTCTGTTGAGAATTACGCTCTTGCTCATGGCATCAATGATATCGACACTCTCTTCCCTGAGGCCACTCAGCTTACTGCTGCGCCGGAGTTCTTTGCCCGTCGCATGGAGTGGGTTGCTGGAATTCTTGGTGGAGCTCGTAAGACGCCGTTTAGTCGGATCAAGACTGCTACTGCAGATCTGACCTTCGAAGATGCTCGTGCAAAGGGTTACATCAAGGGGACCTTGAAGAAGGAAGAGTTCTTCGGTACGTCCCGTCGAATCACGACCCCTCAGACTATCTACAAGAAGCAGAAGCTTGACCGCGACGACATCATTGATATTACTGACTTCGATGTCGTGTTGTGGATGAAGGGTGAAATGCGAATGATGCTCGATGAGGAGCTCGCTCGAGCAATCCTTATCGGCGATGGTCGTGAGCCTGGTTCCGAAGACAAGATTAATGAACTTAATATTCGTCCGATTGCCAAAGATGACGATTTCTATACGATTGCCGTTAATGTCAACATTGGGGACGCTACCTCTTCGGTTCAGGAAATTGTTGATGCAATCATCCTGAATCGTCAGTATCTCCGTGGTAGTGGTCAGCCCACGATGTACACCACTGAGACGGTTATTGCACAGTTCCTGCTGCTCAAGGACACGCTGGGTCGTCGAATCTACCAGTCTCTGGACCAACTTGCTGCTGAGCTTCGTGTAGGATCTATCGTCCCCGTTGAGGTTCTTGGGGATGAGCCCGACATTGTGGCGATTCTCGTCAACATGACCGACTATGTCATTGGTGCCGATAAGGGTGGTCAGGTTTCCCTGTTCGACGACTTCGACATCGACTACAACCAGTACAAGTACCTGATCGAGACTCGGTGTTCTGGAGCTCTTATTCGTCCGAAGGCTGCGATGGTCGTTCGGTCTACTCTCTCCACTGCCGTTCAGGTTACTCCGACTGCGCCTACCTTCAATGACACGACGGGCGTCGTTACTGTCCCGGCCACCACTGGTGTGGTCTACAAGAATGGCGACACTGGCGCCACGCTCGTTGCTGGTGCTCAGACTGCTCTTGACCCGGGCGTAAGCCTGACCGTTGAGGCTGTTGCCGCATCTACGAGTTACTTCCTCGAAACCACTGAGGGTAGCACGTGGACCTTCACGATGGCGGCTATTTGATCTAAGGAGTTAAGATGGCTAGATTCTTTGGAGAAGTTGGTTACGGCGAATCCGAGGAAAATCCATCTGACTCTGGTGTGTGGATCGACGTTATTACTGAGGTTCAATATTACGGCGACGTCATCAGAAGCACAAGAAAATTGGATGCTGGTGAAAGTCTAAATGATGACATCAGTGTTGGTAATTCAATAAGTATTGTTTCTGATGACTATGCCAATGAACACTTCTTTAAAATCAAGTATGTACGATGGGCGGGGGTTCTGTGGACTGTCACAAGTGTGGAAGTCAAGAGCCCTCGACTCATCCTGAGTCTTGGGAGTGTTTACAATGGCCCAATCCCCGCCGTCCTCACCACGCCTTGATCTTCAAAATATTCTAACTGAAATTCTTGGAACCGATCAAGTATATTTCCAACCTCCACCCACTGTTAGTATGGAATATCCATGTATTGTTTATAAAAGAGATTACCAGTTAACTCGATTCGCCGACGATAAACCATATGCTCATAGAAAGCGCTATCAGGTGACGGTCATTGATCGAAATCCAGATAGTGACATTCCGGATAAAGTTGCTGAACTACCTTTATGTATCTTTGATCGGTTTTTTACATCTGAGAACCTCAATCATGATGTTTTCAAACTTTTCTTCTAGGAGGAAGAACCAATGACTGCTCTTGTTTGGGATCAAGTCGGAGAACGTCTCTATGAAACTGGTGTAGATCACGGAGTTCTCTATGTTCCTGACATTACTGGAGTTTATGCCACTGGTGTTGCTTGGAACGGTCTTACTACTGTTACAGAAAGTCCTAGTGGCGCCGAGTCTAACGCTAAGTACGCAGACAACATCAAGTACCTGAACCTTATCTCAGCTGAGGAGTTCGGTGCTACCCTCGAGGCATTTACCTATCCTGATGAGTTTGCCCAGTTCGACGGGCTTGCTTCCCCCGAGGACGGCGTGGTAGTTGGCCAGCAGCCTCGTGGCATGTTTGGGCTCTCTTACCGGACTCGTCTCGGTAATGACATCCTCGGTGAGGAAAACGGTTACAAGCTTCACCTCGTTTATGGTTGTAACGCCAGCCCTTCGGAGAAGGCTTACAACACCATTAATGACTCTCCTGAGGCCATTACCTTCAGTTGGGTGATCTCCACTACCCCTGTCCCGGTTACTGGGTACAAGCCTACCTCGCTTCTTGTTATCGATTCGACTGTGGTTGACTCGGCAAAGCTTGTTCTTCTTGAAGACGAGTTGTATGGTGATGCTACTACTGGAATTGCGAATCTTCCGACTCCTGATGCAGTGATTGCGATGTTCTCCGGAATTTAAGGATTGAAGAATGCTCAAACTAACTATTACAGGAACAGAGTTTTATGATGAAGAGATGGAAACTTTTGAGTCTGTCGATGGTTTTGATTTAGAACTTGAGCATTCTTTGTTGTCGGTGTCAAAATGGGAGACAAAATACAAAAAGCCTTTCTTAAGTAGTGAACAGAAAACTGCAGAAGAAACTTTTTATTACATTGAGGCTATGATCGTCTCTCCAAATTACCCAGATGACTTCCTTCAAAGGCTGTCGCAGACTGACATTGGCCGAATTAATGAGTATATCGAATCTTCAGAATCTGCGACAACTTTTGGAATGATGCCGGAACGAAAAGGTCGAGGTGAAGTTATCACTTCAGAATTAATCTATTACTGGATGGTAGGATTCACCATTCCGTTTGAATGTGAACGTTGGCATTTGAATAGACTCCTTGCTTTGATTCGAATCTGTAACATCAAGAATGCACCCCCAACGAAGATGTCTCGTGGCGAGATTGCGAGAAGGAATCGTGATTTGAATGCTGCACGAAGAGCACAATACGGGACGAGTGGTTGATTGGAGGTTAAATGGCCGCACTTGTTTGGGACAAGGTAGGCGATCGTTCATATGAAACCGGAGTCTCCAAGGGCGTTCTTTATCAAGAAGATAGGACTGGTATTCCTTGGAACGGTCTTACCTCTATTGATGAAAGTAGTGATAATAGTACAGAACCAGTTTATTTCGATGGTAGTAAATTCAATGACATTGTAACTCTTGGTGATTACACCGCAAACATGAAAGCATTCACTTATCCAGAAGAGTTTCTACATTACGAGGGAACCGTTCAGGACCAAAGTGGATTTTATATTCAAAACCAGCCACCAAGCCAGTTTGGGTTGTCTTATCAGACCAAAGTTGGCGACGATGTTGTCGGAGTTGACGCGGGCTACAAGATTCACATTCTTTATAATCTAACCGCAGTTCCGTCTAGTAGATCTTTTCAGACTATCGGCGATCAACTTGATCCACTAGAGTTTGAATGGACAATCACATCAATTCCTGAAGAACTTGAGAATTTTCATCCTACTGCTCATGTTTTCCTCGATAGTCGTAAGATAAATCCATATTTACTTTTGGATGTCGAAGAGATTTTATATGGTACTGAAACTACTGATCCTTATCTTCCATCCCTTAAGACTCTATCCACGTTTATTAGAAACTGGAATCGTTTTATGATTTCATTTGGATCTAATGGTATTTGGATTGCTGACGCAAAAGATGAAGGTATCATTACTATGCTTGATGATACTACTTTTCAGATTACTTCTGATACTGCGGAATTCATTGATGCTGATACATACACGATTAGTAGTAGTGCTAGAGATGAGGAGGACATGTGGCTACCGTAACTGGCCTAACTGCCGAACGCATGATTGCTATGGAAAACGCCACGGTCATTAGTGGTGCAGTAGTTGGTTCTAATCTTATTTTACATACCAAAGATGGCGGAACAATTAATGCCGGAACCGTTGCTGGCCCAACTGGTCCATCTGGTGGTGGCTTTACTGTTTGCACAAGTACTACTCGTCCAACTTTTACTAGTGGTGAAGCTGGAAAAGCCATTTATGAAACCGATACTAAACTAATTCGTATGTGGACTGGTACTGCTTGGAAACTTCAAGAAAAGATCATTTGCACAAGCGGTACTCGTCCGGTAATGACTGTTGCGGATGAGGGTGTTAAGATTTATGAAACCAATACTGATCTTGAGTATACATGGAATGGCACTGCGTGGGTAGCACGTGGAGATGTTGCTGTTACAGTTATCCAATATACTAATGCGGCAGCTAGAACGGCAGCAATGCCGAATCCTCCTATTGGAGCATTGTCATATTTGGCAACGACTCCAGGTACCTTGTGGATCTATGAGAGTGGTGTTTGGAATACGGTTGGTTCGCCACCTGGGGTGATGCAGCCATTTTTCGGTGCAACTGCACCT